CAGCGAGTGGACGGTCGACGACCTCATCAAGATCGTCACCAACTTCGTGATCGAGGTCAAGCCGGCGGTGGTCAAGGACGGGGTCACCATCGAACCCGCCGTGCTGGAGCCTATGTTCGACCTTGGCTTCAACCCCGATGGCACCATTGCCTCCTGCACGATCCGTTCCCCCAAGAAGCGCAATGCCTTCATGGTTCCTCGGGGCTTCTCCAAGACCACCCTCCTCAACGCGCTGAACCTCCGCGACGTAGTTTACGGCACGGAAGACTTCATCCTCTACACCAGTGAGACAGCCGGCCACGCTGCCAACCAAGTCTCGACCGTCCGCAATCAACTCCAGGAGAACACCCTCCTCATTGCGGTGTTCGGCGACCGTAAGCCCGGCCGCCAGGAGTCGGAGAAGTGGACGGACGCGTTCATCGAGGTACTCGGTCCCGAGCCGGAGCCGGGCGAACCCCGCAAGAAATGCATCCTCGCGGCGCTGGGGTCCGGCGGACAGGTTCGCGGTATCTCCAAGGACGCGCAGCGGCCGACCCGGATAGTCGTGGACGACTTCCAATCCAAGGAGTCCATGGCGTCCCCCGCCCAGATCGAGAAAGATATCGACTGGTTCATCGGGACCCTCCTGCCCGCCGGTGAAGAGTTCGAAGCCCTGGAACTGGAAATGGCTGTCGACGTCATCGGGACCCTCCTGGGACCTCAGGCGATCCTCGCCCAGCTGATGACCGACTCCTCTTGGAACCGTGTGCGGTTCGGTGCCATCGACCGGCAGGGGGATATGCTCTGGGGCGCGAAGCTGTCTATGGCCGGCCTCCAAGCCAAACGGGCGGAGTTCGAGCGTATGGGCAAGCTCGATGCCTTCGACTACGAATACATGTCCCAACTCCCGATCACCGACGGGGTCCAGTTCCCCCTGGACAAGATCATCTACGTCAACCGTCCGTCCGAGTGGTTCGTCGCGAAGTCCGTGGTCTGCGACCCCGCCATCTCTGCCAACCCCAAGGCCGACTACTGCACCCTGGCTGCGGTCGGCATGGGCAAGTTCGGCGACATCCACGTCATCGACTTCCACGCGGAGGTTGGGATGGAGTTCGACGCCCAGGCGGAGAAGTTCTTCGAACTCCACTTTGCCCATTGCCTGGACCTTCCTTTCGACCAAGTCCGCCATGGGGTCGAGGCAGTCGCCTACCAGCGCGCCCTTATCTCCCTCATCACCTCCAAGCAGCACGAGAAGTCCAAGACCTGGGGCCAGCGCGCGTACTTCGAGGTGATCCCGATCCTCCATGGGCGGCACGAACCCTCCAAGATTATGCGGGTGCAGGGCTTCCTCAGCCCCCGGGTACGGACGGGGCACTTCTCGATGGAGCGCCCCTACCAGACCCTTCTGGGCCAGCTCCGGGATTGGGGCAAGAAGGAAGCCAAGAAGGACGGACCGGATGCTATCGCCATGGCCATCCGTCTCCTGGACCCATTCGCCGGTGGCTTGGCCGCGAACGAGAACCCCGAGGGCGAACCGGACATGGACAACCTCTCCGCCACCGGGCCGAAGCTGGCGAAGCTCTCCCGCGTAGGCGGCGCACCATGAGCGAGATGGCCACGGAGCTGAACCAAACCATCGTGGCCGGCATCCTAGGGGTCGTCTCCTCCGTGATGATCGGCCTCATCTCTTTCTTCGGCGGTCGAGGGTCGGTCCAGGCCCAGCTTCAGGGCCAGCTCAACGCCTCCATGAAGCTCCACATCGACCGCCAGGACGAAATCCTCGCCCGTAACGAGGAGCGCCTCCAGCAAATGGAGGTAAAGGTCCGGGGCCTCCAACAGTACAACGAAAGCCTCGCCCGCATCCTCCGCGACAACGACATACCCGTACCTCCGCCGCCCGTCGTAGCTCCCGTCTTCATCCTCGACTCCCTTCCCCAAACCCCGGACCCCTCCAATGGCTGATACCGCGCTACCGTCGATGGTCGGTGATCCGGCCCCCCACAGCCTCCCCCGTGGCGAGCGTCTAGGGCTCGATCAGTGGAGCCCGTATAAGTTCGCTCCGCCCGCCAGGGCCGGTGGCGCTACCCGTCCGATCGACTTCCTTCGCCCGCAGTCCCCCCAGCACGCCTTCGTTCTCGACTACCTCCTCAAGCGGCTCCGGTGGTCTGAGGACAAAATGGCGCCGATGTACCCCCGGTTCCGGGCGAACGAGATGCGGCTCCAAGCTTACGTGACCCTCCCCAAGTACGAGGCGATCCTCAAGGAGATGCAGCATTCGGGGAAGGTCAAGGCTCCCGACGAGGTGGTGGTCCCCTATGCTTGGGCCACCATGCAGACGATCATCACCTATCTCCTCCATACGTTCGGAGGACGCAAGCCCATCTTCCAAGTCGGCGCGTACCGTGGCGAGCAGGTCAAGCGCGCCAAGAATATGGAGACCCTCCTCCAGTACAACGCGGACTATCAGCGTTACGTGTACCACCTGTACAACTACTTCGCCAACGGTGAGGCCTACGGGATCGCTGTTCAGCGGAATATGTGGTCCCGCGTCGAGCGCACCAAGACCGTCACCCGGCCGGCGTCCCCCCAGCTCGCCCAAATCATGGCGTACTCCGGGATGAATGCGCCGCCCGTGCGGTCCCAGCAACGCGCCGTGTGCTTCGAAGGGAACGCCGTCTCCATCATCTCGCCCTTTATGTTCTTCCCCGACCCGAGGGTCCCGATGGTGGAGGTCGCCGAGAAGGGCGAGTTCGTCTTCTGGCGGGACTTCCAAGGTCGCCACATGCTCCTCCGCGCGCAGGCGGACGGTCTCCTTCAATGGGTCGACGCGGTCAAGGCAGGTTCCGGCCCCTCGTGGCTGGGAGGCCACTCAGGTGCTGGCGGTGACTCCATCGCCGGCCTCCGTGCATTGGGCGAGCCTCTGACCTCCGGGGGCACCCAAGGCTCCTCTACGGCGGCCCCGAATATCCAGGTCGACCAAGGGACGGTCGAAATCATCCCGGCGGAGTTGGGATTGTCCCCGTCCAAGCGGCCCGAGAAGTGGCTGTTCACCATCCTCAACCAATCCCAGATCGTCCAGGCCGAACCCGTCAACCTCAATCACGGCGAACACCCGATCTCCGTGACGGAGCCGAATGCCTTCGGCCACAGCTTCGGCCAACTCTCGACCGTCGACCTCCTGGCCTCGACCCAAGACACCATGTCCTGGCTGATCAACTCCCACATGTACAACGTTCGGGCGTCCCTCAACAACATCTTCGTGGTGGACCCCAACCGTGTCGAGATGGACGACTTCCTCGATCCGCTGCCAGGGGGTCTGATCCGCCTGAAGTCCACCCCGTGGGCTCCGGCTGACGCTCGGGCGGCCATCCAGCAGCAAGCGGTGTCCGACATTACCCGGAGCCATCTGGCCGACTACCAACTCATGCAGCGGATGGGCAACGACCTAACGGGCGCGTCCGACAACATGCGAGGTATCCAAGACTCCGGGGGCCGGAAAACCGCCACCGAGGTCCGCACCAGCTTCGAGGCGGGTGGGTCCCGACTGGCCTCCCGGGCCATGCTCTACTCTTCCATGGGGCTGAGTCGGGGCGCGGCACAGTGGGCGTCGAACTACCAACAGTTCATGACCGGCGAGTTCGAAGCCCGAGTGCTCGGCGCGAACGGCACCATGGACTCCGTCATCATCACCCCCGAGGGTATCGAGGGGGACTACTATTTCCCCATCCACGACGGGACCCTTCCGCTCGACCGGGTCGCCCAGCTCGACGTGTGGCGCGAAATCTGGGGGATGGTGGTTCAGGACCCCTCTGGCCAGATGCAGCAGACCTACGATGCCCAGGCGATCTTCCGATTCATGGCCCAACTCGGCGGAGCCCAGAACATCGACCAGTTCAAGCTAGCGCCGGCCGAGGGTATCGCCCAACAGGCCCAGGCCGGGAACCTCGTCCCGCTTAGCGAAATCCCCCAAGTCGCCGGGGCAGGTCCCTCAGGTCCGCCTGGCGGCGCGTTGCCTCCCCTCCCGCCACAAGGATTTTGACCCATGAACCATCTACAGCCGATCGGACAGGTATTGGCGGAATTGAGGAGCTTTCCGAAGGCTCCGGTGTTGGATGAGGCGGAACGCGAGTGGCTTGTCCAGGTGCTTCAGCCGGGCACGCCGTTCTATAAAATTCTCAAGGCGGGGGTTGACTATTCGGACCTCTTGAGGGATCATATCGCCGAGGCGGACTTGTCCCGCCCAGAGGCTATCGCCTTGGCCCGCCAACAGCAAGCAGTCCGCGAGGCTACCCACCGTTTGGTGGAACACATCTTCTCCTACGCTACTGGCAACGCTCCCCCCAACCCCAAGCCCAAGGACCCTTCCAATGGCTGACGGAACTCTCGCAGCGAACCCGCAACCCGGCCCGACCCCGGTTCCCCAGGACGGCGGCCCGGTGCCCCCGAACGCTCCGGTTCAGCCGGGTTCGGGCAACCCCTTTAACGACCCCTCCACGAACCCCTCTGCGCCCGTGAACGCGCCCGAGGGCGACGGCCCGACCCCGGAGGCCAGTGGCGCGGAGGGTCTGGCCGCGTTCGCGGACGAGAGTCCCGGCAATTTCCTCAAGGAGTTGTTCGGGGACCAGGACATTGAGCTGGCTCCCGCCGCTCCCGCCGCTCCCCAGGCTCCCACCTCGCCCCCGGCCCAAGCGGCCGGGACTGCGCCCGTGCAACCGCAAGCTGTCAATGGGGTCGGCCAACCGCCCGCTCCGACAAATGCTCTGCCGCCCGCGGCCCCGGGGACGATTGACCCTCGTCTCCTTCAGCAAGTTCTGTCACCGGCCCCTCAGCCTCCGGCCCCCGTTGCCTACGTTCCTCCGGGACAACCGCAACAGCCGGCTGTGGCCCCCCAGGCACAGACTCCGCAACCCCAGACCGCCGATCCCACGGACTTCGTGCCCTTTCCGCAAGGGTTCGGACTTCCGCCGAACGTTCGGGCCGCTCTGGAGCACGACGATACCAACACGCGCCACAGTGCGTTGGAGGCGACCATCGGTGCCGCCGCCAATGAGACTGCCAAGCGAGTCTTGGCCCATGTCGTGCAGAATATCCTGCCGTCCATGGCTGCGGCAACCGTCAACACCACCCGCTCATCCATCGCGCAAGATCGCATGATGGAGGACATCTTCGACGGCGCCCCCCAGCTTCGGTTTGCCTCGCCCCAGCTTGTCCAGCAATGCCTGGACGTGGTCAAGCGGGACGAACTGGCCCGTAACCCGGGTGCGGTTTGGACCAAAGACATCGGCAAGAGGGTTCAGTCCTACGCGGTGGCGGCACTTCAGGCGATGGCCAGTGGCCAGAGCCCGCAGTTCGCTCCTCAACCGCAGGCCTTGCCTCCCATGCCCCCGCAACCCGCCTATGCGCCGCCCGGACCTCCTGCCGGCCAACCCTATCCCGTCACCCAGCCCGAACAGGGCCAGGACGGTCGTTGGTATGTCAAGATGTCCGACGGTCAGTGGGCTCCCTATACGGCCCCGGCTCCCGTCGCCTACCATCCCCAAGCGCCTGCCCCCGTTCCTTGGACCTCCGGGTCCCCGGCCAGTGGTTTCGGTATGCCCCAACCGGCTATCGCGACCCCCGCCAGCGAATGGGCGGACTTCCAGGCCAACGGTGGTTGGAACTAGGGCCCGTTCCTCTCCTCATAAGGACACACCCCCATGGCCATTCCCGGCCTCCGCGGCTCTGACGACCTGACTTCGCCCTCCGGGCGGACCCCCGACACCTGGCGGGAGACGATCCTCCGCATGTTCCCGTATGGGACCAAGCAGGCTCCGCTCGCCGCCCTCACAGCACGGATGAAGTCCGAGGCCACCCAGAGCCCCATTTACCACTGGTGGTCCAAGTCGACCAACACCCACCGCTTTAAGCTGGACGCTGACCTCAGCGGCGGCGACGCGGCGGGGACGGCGCAGACCATCACCATCGACGACGCCGAAGGTAATGCCTATGGCGTGAAGGCCGGCGATATCCTCATGGTCGAACAGACCTCCGAGCTACTCTTCGTGACCACCACCCCCAACACGGCGACGGGCATCGCGGTCCTCCGGGGCTTCGAGAACACCCTCTCCACCGCGGTCGACCATGACGGTGACGGCATCAACCCGTGGGTCCTGAAGATCGGCTCGGCCAACGAGGAAGGGTCCGCGGCGCCTGACCCGATCGGGTGGGACCCGGAGGAAACCTCCAACCAGACCCAAATCCACCGGGAAGCGTTCGCGCTCACCCGGACGGCGATGAAGACCAAGACCCGGACGGGCGACGAGGTCCGCGAGAGCAAGGCGGACTGCCTGGAGGCCTTCACGGTCGGGCTGGAGAAGGCCTTCATCTTCGGGAAGAAGCGGACTACCAGCCGGAACAACCAGCCGCTCCGTATGTCCGATGGCATCATCAACATGCTGCCGACGGAACGGAAGATCAGCCTCGCAGCCCAGCAGGGTCTGCTGTCGCTGTCCTATTGGGAGACCCTCATCGCAAACATCTTCCGCTATGGGGCTTCCGAGAAGATCGCGTGGTGCGGCCTGACCGCCCTCCTGGCCATCACCCAGATGGTTCGGATGAACACCCAGCTCAACTGGAGTCTCGGCGCCCAGGTCAAGGAATACGGGATGACCGTCCAGCGGCTGATGACGCCGATGGGCACCTTGGTCCTGATGATGCACCCTCTGTTCGGCCAGATGACCGGCGGGACCAACGGCGCGGGGAACGTTCGCTACTCGTCCTTCGACAACGCGATCCTGATCCTCGACATGACGAACCTGCGGTATCGGTACCTCACCGACTCCGACGTCACCTACCAACCCAACATGCAGCTTCCGGGCGTCGACGGGATGCTCGCCGGCTACATCGCCGAGTGCGGGTTGGAACTGCACCACCCGGAAACCCACACGCTGATCACCGGCGTTTGGGGCGGGACCAAGGACGAGTAGCCTGGCGGCGCAAGTACAAGTCTCGGTTGGGGGGTCTGGCTACAACGCCGGGCCCCCTTAGCCATACCTAGCCACCCTACCCGGAGAGCCTACCATGTTTCGCGCAGTGCCTGTTGTCCTCGAAGCTGATCTGGTAACGTCTGGTACTTTGGTTCTACCGGGAGTGTTCGACAAGCTTCGGACGCCCCGCTCGGGACAGCATGTGGCTGTGGCGGGCGCGGATTACTACAAAGCCGACACCGACTTTACCATCGTGCTTAACGGAAACGGGCAAGCTACCATTACATGGCTGCATGCGGATACCATCTCCGAAGGGGACTCGATCCTCTTTGGCATCGCCCAGGTTGACTCGATCATCGCGGGCCAGCTCGGAGGTGGAAGCGGAGGTGGCGGTGACGCTACAGCAGCCAACCAGAACACCACCAATACCCGTTTGGGAGCGTTGGACGACACTTCTTATGAGGGCTCGGGGTCGGCTTCTATTCGCGGTGTTCTTGGTGGGATATATGACCGCCTTGCTGAAGCGGTTCCAGAACTCCCGAAAACGCCCGCCTTGGCAGCGACCGATATGGACGCGACGATCCACATCGACAGCACAGCCACCGGCTCCCGCGAAGTCGTGGCGGCAGTGCCGGGCGAGGCTTGCCGCGTCCACGCCTGGGAGTTCCAGGTCGACGGTGCCTGCGACGTAACGGTCAAGAGCGGGGCGACCGTCATCTACGGGCCGAAGTTCTTCGGGACTGCTGGCGGTGGTGGAAGCTTCGAGTTCCGGGAACGGCCTTACTTCAAGACCGCGGCCAACGAAGCCTTGACCATCGAAACCTCTGCGTCGGTTCGACTCACCGCGACCTTCGAAACCAAGACGGAGGCCTAGGCGCATGGGCATCTATCAGAACCCTGCGGCTGGCGGTGACGCCGCCTTCTCCGCCATGTATCCCGCCATTCCCGCCGGGGAGACGTGGAACCCTTATGACGTACAGATGGCGACGCACTCGAACACGCCGGATATTACGCGAACCTATCTACTCCCAGTTAGGATAGATCGGGTCCAGGCTTGGCGCGGATCGGTATTCCGCATATCTGCCGGGGCGGGGAACGTCAAGCTGGGATGGTATGCACATGCGGCAGGGAAGGCGACCGGCAACCCGTTGGCGGAAATCGCGAGTACGGCTGTCGCCGCCGCCACGGTGTATGAGGCGGACTTCAGCTCGGGCGATTGGACCCCAGACATCGGCCTTTATTGGCTCGCCGTGCAGGTAAGCGACGCCACCATTCGGCTGATGGCCCTGACCGCCAGCTTTCCCTACACGCCGCGATTGGTGGGGGCTTCGGCCGCGAACGGCATGGGTGCGGCGGTGGGGGCGGCGGTGCGCTACGTTACTGGCACTACCTACGGAACGCTCCCGGACCTGACGGGACACTCCTTCACGGAAGAGAGCGTATATCGCGCAGGCATTGCCGCGCTGCGAGCAAGGTAAACCGGCGATGAACAAGGGCCAGCTCCTTAGGTTGGTGCGGGGGGCCGAGCAGACCTCACCCATCGCCCCATTCAACATCGTGCCTCCGTCAATCTCTGGGCTTACTGTCCAGGGGCAAACCCTAACCGGCAACCCCGGCATGTGGGGCGGTGGGATTATCGGCTATGCCTATCGGTGGCTGGCGGACGGTGTTCCTGTTGATGGCGCGATCGGACTAACCTTCACCCCGACCGTCGCTGAGGTGGAGGCTGAGATTGCCTTCGAGGTGCGGGCGGTTGGGGTCCTGACTGATACGGTCGCAATCTCTGCGGCTGTTGGTCCGATCACCGCGTCCAGCCCCATCTTGCCGACTCTTCAACTTGTGGACGTTGGTGCGAAGACTTTTCTGGGCCACGGAGAGCATGACCTCGGCTATACCGGAGACGGATACCTCGGGATCACTGCAGGGAACACTCTCACCCAATTTGCTATCAACGAGCGGAACCGCTTTGTCAAGGCAGGGACCTATGGTGGCGCGCCTTCGGGAATGCTTGACGACTACACGCTGACCCTCACAGAGTATTCCGACGCCGAAAAGACGATCGCTACGGGGGTGACCGGGACGGTCGAGGTTACTCGGGTCGCCAATCGGTATGACGTGGCCTCGGCCCCCAGCAACGAGAACTCAAGCACGTTCCAGGCAGGGACGGCGTGGAAGGCCGCGGCTTATGGCGATGAGATTGTCATGCGCGCCGGAACCTACAACGCGGGCACCGAGTATGACTGGCGCCTTCAGCGGGTCGCCGCACCTACCGGGACCTATGACGAAACCAACCCGGTGGTCCTCAAAGCTGAGGTTGAAGGCTCGGTCATCATCAAGCGCATCAGCGTGGATGGTTCGAACCAGCCTGGTTTTGAGTGGAAGGTCCAAGGCATACACTTCAACCGGCAATACACGGGAGCCAGTACCACGGGTTCGGAACAAGCCGCCGGCTGTCTTGCGATAGTCAACGGAGCCACAACCGGACACGTAGATCGGTGCGAGATCAGCTCTAACCCGGATGGTGTGACCGGGCTTGACATGCGGTCAGGCTTGGTTATGTCCGCCAACTCTAGCGGACTCCGGGTAACCAACAGCTACATCCATGATGTGTTTGTCGGCCTCAACCTCTATGGTGCCGACGCCTATGTCAGCCAATGCACTATTCTCGGGACCTGGGAGGATGGGATCAAATACACTCTCCCAACCAACTGGTACTTCGGCTACACCATCATCGCGGACAAGAAACACAGCGACAACTATGGCTCGACGCCGGCTCCCGGACACCCCGACTTCCTTCAGCTCAATACCTCCGCAGGCAATCCCACTGACGGAACCAAGGTCGGCGGGGTGTTCGAGAACCTTGTCCTTATCCGTAACAACGGGCGAACCGGGTGGATTGACGGGCAACTTTTGTTCATCGAGGGTAAAGCCAAACTCAACGTTCGGTTTGACTACATCCTGATCCAGAATGTTATCGGTATCGGCACGATGGGCAACGGGATACACGTCGACAAGACCGACATAGTGCTGATCCGCAACTGTGTATGCCTCGGGGACCTTACAGCTAAGGCGGAGCTGGCCGCACAGGGTTCCTCGGACAGCACGAAGAAGTATGTGCGCCCGGCGATGCGCTTCATTTCCTGCGGCACACGGACGATTGTGGATAGCGTCTATCATTCTCTGGTGGATGACGTGTATCTGGATGCCAATGAGGATGGGGCGGCAGATAGCAACCCCAGTACCGCACCAGCTGATCCGACTGGGTTGACCCTGACAAACAACACCGTGATCAGCGACAACCTCACCGCATATCAAGCACTGTTTGCCGATCCGTTGTTCAAAAAGACCCTCACGGTCGACATGGACAACCATCTTGACTTCAACTTGAACTTTGCGCCGAAGGTCGGTGGAGCGATAGAGACTGTCGGCGGCGTGTTTAACGTCGATGGCAGTTGGCGAACACCCACTTAGCCTTCAGCAGGAAACCGGACATGGCTATTAACAACGCATACGGTGCGCGGAACCGACACACGGGGTACGGGCCGGGTGGGATCGTCAAGGGTCTCTCCGCGCTTGACCTCGTGGTCCAGGCTGGCCTGCTCCCGGCGAATAGCGGAGCCTTGGAGTTCGCCGCGTGGCTCCGCGCACCCGTGGATGAGATTGTCGGGGATTTGGCAATCCTTGTGGACCCGTTGGTGGACGCTGCCATGGCGGGCTATACGGCGGCGATTGACGCGTCAGTGGCCGCTGCGGCCCTCTCGGCGGCGGCGGCCGGCACGTCGGCTGGGAATGCGGCCACATCTGCCGCTGCGGCGAACCAATCCAAGTTGGACGCGGCCCAGATCGTCGCCGACTTCGAGGCGGTGGCTCCGGTCGCCGCCACGTCGACCGAACTTCTGGCCGGTGCGGACAACGCGAAGTTCGCTACAGCCTTGGCGCTGAAGGGAACCACCGATCCGGTCGAGATCACCTTCACCGCCACCCCTGCGCCCGACTTCACCGCCACCTCCTACCGGACTATGGTCCTCACGGGGAACGTGACCTCTGTGGGTGCGCCGGTTGGGATGAAGATCGGCCAATCTTACGTGTTGGACCTCATCGAGGACGCCACGGGGAGCCGGACCATCCCGACCTCCGGGAACTGGAACGCCGCCTATGACTGGACCAGCGAGGGGTTTCCCTCCTCGTTTGCCACAGGGGCGAACAAGAGGAACACCATCTCCCTGTTCTGCTACGCGGCCGACAAGGCGTGGGCGCGACTCACGAAGTCCGCGTAGATGTGGCCGCGCTCATCCCTCCTGGCGCTTCGAGGTTCGACGGCCGCTCCGCCTCCTCCCCCGCCGCCGCCACCTCCAGCGTTCTCCGTCAGCATTTCCAGTAATGCGGTAGGGATACGCTCTGACGGGTCGGGCGGGTCCTCGTCCTCCGTCACCACTAACACCGTGAGCGCGGTTATCGACAACATGGGGGTCCCCGGCACCTGGACCTATAACTGGATTGTCTCAGCCCCGCTTAACGCCGGGACCACCATCAACGGACAAGGGACGCCGAGCGTCAGCTTTACCCGGACTGTCTCGGACGGAGAGAACGTCAATTCAAGTATCTCTGTCAATGTCAATGACACCAGCAATCCGGGACGAACCGGCTTGGCCAACAGCGGCCTGGCGTTCGTCTCCACTCAATAGGACTCTCTCATGCCCAATGTGTCTGCTCTCTATGCTGCGATGCGCACTGCCCTGGGGCGGGGCACGGCCAATGACGCCAACCTCCCGGAGTGGGCGGCTGAGGCCATCAACGAAATCGAGACCGAGGCGACCTTCGCTTGGATGCGGAAGACCGCGACCCTAACCGCGAACACGGGCTTGGATGGCAACCGGCTGGCCCTGCCCAACACTCGGGTAAAGGCCATTGATTGGGCCCGAACCGGAACCCCGGAAGGAACGAACGGAGCGATCCTCTATGATACGGCGTTGGTGGGTGTCACTCCTCTTGAGTTCGGCTCTGTGGGGGAGGGGGTTGCCCCCGAGGGTTTTTACCTGGACGGCGTTACGTACTTGGTCCTTGACGCCATACCCGCGTCTGCCCTTGCTGTGCAGCTTTCCTACTGGGAATACACGGAGTGGCCGGCTTCCTTGGCGGATACGTCGACCCCGCCGGTCCTCGCGAGGCATTACGCTGGGTTCAAAGCGGCTGCCATGATGGTGGCGGCGCGGAACCTCCGGGACGACCGGTTGGCCCAGGTGTGGAACTCCGCTGCAAGCCAAGCCAAGATCGCGATGTGGATGGCGGACGGTCAGTTCGAGTTCAAGCATCGCCGAGGCTTGGCGCAGCGAGAGGCCAGCTAATGCGGAAGCTTGCGGAGATCAAAGACCCTGCCGTCCTCGAAAGCGGTATCTTCCCGTCCCTCGCACCGAACCAAACTGTGCTGTGGCGGACAGCGGAGAACGTGCTGTTTGTGGATGGGGCGGCCGAGAAGTCCACCGGGGCCAGCCAGCTCCACAGCGTCGGCGCGCCGATTATCGCGATGACCCAGGCCTATGCGGACGGTGAGGCTCGGGCCTATTTCGGCAAGTCCGATACCCTCTATAAGTGGTCGGCGGCCGATGGCGAACTCCTCCTGCGGACGGGGTTCACGGGCGCTTCGTGGAGTTTCGTGCCTTGGGGCACGTGGCTGTTGGCGGTGAACGGGGTCGAGGCGCCCCAGATTTGGAAGAATGTCGACACGCCAAACAGTATGGTGGACTGGCCTGGGGTGCCGACCGCGGCCCTCACCGCCCATATTGTGCGGAAGCTCGCCAATCGCCCGGTGTTGTTCGTGGGTCAGGAGGCACACTGGCCCCGGGTCACCGACATCGAATACTGGACCTTGCCGGACCCGACCGGAAATGCCGGGAACCTCAACTTCCGGGACCTGGACTCCGACATTGTTGCCGTCGAGCCGTTCGGGGAACAACTCGCTGTCTACACCCAGAACAAGATGGGTCTGCTCTCCTTCATCGGGGGGACGTCCGTCTATGGGTTCAAGGTTCGGTTGGAGGGGATCGGTGCGATTGCACTGAATGCGGTGGTTCCGGTTGGGGCCAAGCACTACGGTATGTCTCGGGATGGCATCTGGGTCAGCGACGGGTCCAGTTTCCAGTATGTCGACCAACCGGCCGTGAACCGATACCTCGATGGGCGGGACCCGGTAACTCAGGTTGCCTACCCCTGGTCCATGGACCCGGACCTGACCGACTCTGTGGCCGGGCTGCACGTCAAGGACAAGGGGATGGTGCAGTGGTTCTACGACAGCAATGAGACGGTAGGGGACCCCCCGGAGCCGGTGAGGAGGGGGGTTGGCTATAACTACGCCAAGGGGACGTGGCACGCGCTGAAGATGCCGGTGACTGCGGTCGCCGCTCAGGAGGCGTTCGCCAAACCTTTGGTCGCGCTGGGCCAGTTCTTCGGCCTCTACGATACGGGGGTGAACCTCGGGCCGGACCCGCTCGTCGCGACCCTCCAATCCGCTCCGTTCGACGGAGGCGAGGTTGGGATGTACAAGTGGTGGGATCAGGTCGAGGTCCACTGGACCGGGGCGGCCCCGGAGGTGAGGTTCGGCCTGCACCGCCACGAGACGTTCGGCGACGACCCCGGCGATCGGTGGACGGATTGGACTTCCCTGGCCCGGGTGAACTGGATACAACAAGAGTCCGTGTATCTCACGATGGAAATCCGCTCGACGGGCCTGGACACGACGTTCCGGGTGGGCGGCGTTGCTGTCTGGGGTGAGCCGGCAGGGTGGACCGAATGACTACCAGTCCGAACCTTCCCAAGCTGTATGGGCGGACCCTAGAGAACCTTCTCGATTGGGCGGAGCGAATTGTCGTCTACTTCGAACAGGAGGTGAGCGACGCTCTGGCTACGGGGGACGCTCCGGTGGGCACCGTGCTTGATTGGGCGACCGCCAGTGCCTCGGCTCCGTCCGGGTGGCTGCTGTGCGACGGCTCGGCTGTGGCCATCGTTTCGTATCCCCAACTCTATTCCCTGTTGGGCACGGACTACAACACGGGAGGGGAGCCGGCCGATACGTTCCGGGTCCCGAACGAAACTGTCACCATTGCCGGGGTTGCCGGCAGGAAAAGGATCATCCGCCATGACTGATGCATATGAAATCGACCCTGCCTATGACGAGAATGGACGGCCGATACTCCGTGTGTTGCGCTACCTTCCGATTGCTGGCTTCACCGCCACGCACTTCCAGCAACTTCAGCGGCTTGCCCCGATGATGTGGGACGGGCAGACCCCGTTCACCATGGCGAAAGAAGTCTATGACGGCCTTCTTCATGTGTGGGAGGTCGAGGGTACGGACCACGCGGTGGTGCTCACCCGGATTGTGGGCGAGGGTGATCGTATTCTGTGGCTCGATGGGATCGCGGGAGATGGGATTATGGCGAGGGCGGAGGCCATTGTGGCCGACCTCCGGACCATTGGCCGCGAATACGGGTGTACCCAGGTTCGCGCCTCAAGTATCCGGGGTGCCTTTGAGGTACTCTTCGAGCGGTTCGGGTTTCAGCCTCTGGCTGTGACGTACACGATGGACATTGACCAAGAGGAGCCCCAAGATGGGCGGATCGAAGCAGACGCAGACCTCACAGCAGACGCAGAAGGTTGAGCCGTGGTCCGCGGCTAGGCCCTATTTCGACGACCTTTACGCGGAGGCGAGTAAGGCGCTTGCGGCCACGCCGAGGGGACCCTATGAAGGGGCCCTCCATGCGGGCCCGACTGCCGCACAGCTTGCCGCGACAGATATGTTGAAGGGGGCGGCGAATAACCCCAATATCGCTTCCGGCGGCGACTCTACGTGGCGGAACGGCCAGCTTGCGGCGAGCCTCGCTGCGGAGACGATGGCGGGGAAGTACATGGACCCGGCCAAGAACCAGTGGCTTGCCGCTGCGGTTGAGGCGGCCCGTCGACCCCTGGAGAACCAACTGACACGGGTCCTCCTGCCCGGCATTCAGGACCAATCCATCGCACAGGGTGCGTATGGAGGGTCCGGCTATGGCACGGCGCAGGGGCTCGCTATGTCGGATTTCACCCAGCAAGCGTTGGACATGGCGAACCGGACATACAGCGAGAACTACCAGGCGGAGCGGGACCGGCAGATGCAGGCGCCGACCATCGCCGCTCAGGCGGCAGCGCTGAACCAAACCGGGACGGCTCAGAACCTCATGCCGGCGCAGCTCATGGCGATGGCGGGGGAGGCCGAGCAAGGGTGGGCGCAATCGGCGTTGGACGCGGAGCTGAAGAAGTACCTCCTGAACCAGCAAACGCCTTGGGCTGGCCTGGACAACATGGCGAGCATCCTCACCGCCGGCGGGTTCAACGAGACGAATAGCACCGGGACGAGCACGACCCAGACCAAGCCGGGCGCTTCGGGCATCCTCCAGGGTTTGGCGGGAGCGGCCAGTTTGGCATCCGCGTTTATCCCGGGGGTCGGGCCGATGATGAGCGCTGGCTTGGGGGCGCTGTCCTCCGGGCTTAAGGGGGCAGGCAGCCCTACCGTTTGGTCCCCGTCCTGGGGCGGAGGTTCCTAGATGGCCGGTCCGCAAAACAACCCGACCTCGCCCGCTCCGCCGTGGTGGGAGACGACCCCCTGGTGGCAGGTTCGGCCGAAGCTGGCTGACCCGACCACTTGGCCGGGGGCGAGTCAGGCTGTCGGCACCGTGGCCACGAGCCCGGTGGTTGCCGGTGCGGCAGGAGCCGCGCAGAACCTCTTGCCGCAGTTCATGGCCCCAACCCAACAGATGGCTATGGCCGCGCCGAACGTGTTCGGTCCCCGGTTCGTGGCGCAGGGGCTGTTCGACAAATTTGGGCCGAAGGGTGCGCCTGCACCGGCGGCTCCGACCGACGCCGCCTCGCTGATGCAGGGGTGGGAGTTCAACGTGCCCCGTGCGGGTGCGGCTGATCCCACGGCCATTCCGGCCCAGACTCCCTGGAACCAACCGGAAGTGCTGATCGACAGCCTCTTGGGCGGGGCGGCGACGTACACCTCCGGGAAGCGGACGCCTGAGGACAACAGGCGGGTGGGCGGGGCGAAGAATAGCCTCCATCTGGCGGACCAAGCCCGGGACTTCATCCCGCCGAAGGGTATGTCGATGAAGCAGGCGGCGGACCTGCTGAAGGCTACCGGGGCGTTCGAGGAAGTCATCAACGAAGGGGACCATGTCCATGTGGCATGGTCGGCCAAGCCCGATGTCTTCACCATGCCTAACTTGCCGGGTATGCCGGATATGTCTGGGATGATCCCGGACCCCAGCCGGCCGAGCCATCTGGACCTACCGGACGCACCCCAGATGGGGTTCGCGCCTGACAGGCCGGCGGCGGAGGAGGTGGACGTTCAGAAGACCTTGGAGATGCTTCGGGAGTTCGCCCCGCCGGGGTATGACAAAGAGAAGGCGCAGAAGGGGCGGCTCAAGGAGGTACTCGCGGGCATTGGGGCAGGGGCTGCGCGGGCTGATGTGCGGGATGGGGTCGGCGCTATGCTGGCGGCCATCGGTGCAGGGGCCAGCGGCGCGGCGACCGCGTGGGACCGCGAGGCCCGCCAGGACGAGAAGGCCGCCGCCGAGGCTACCCGGCTGTTCGACCTTAGCCTCGCCCGGCTGGGCATCGACCTTGAGTCCACGAACCGAGGGACGCGGAACGCCAACGCGGATCGGAAGTGGCAGGACCAGCGGGACCGGCTCACCACCGACTTCACCAACAAACAATCCGCGTGGGAAGTCGCCACAAGGGAGGCGGTCACGAACCTTGGTCTCGACAATCAGTATCTCCGCGACGTGGACCAGGCGAAGTATGCCAGGGCCCAGGCGGCGATGCGGAGTATCGAGCAGAACGTGGACATTACCAGCCAGCAAATCCTGGGACAGCGGGACCTCGACCTCAAGCGGTTCTTGTTCCAGGAAGAGCGCTCCGCCAAGGCCGCGACGGACGACCAAATCCGCACGGTGAGCGGGATGCTGTCCGCAATCGGAGTGGACCCGAAGGTCGCTGCAGCGAACAAGGACCCGGTGGGTCTGAACGCGGCTCAGGGTGCGCTGTATATCGCGGCGAACAACAAGACAGCCGCCATCAACGCGCTGGGTCGGGAGATGGCTTACGCGGGGACCTACTCGACGCTCCCGGACGAGAAGATCAGGAACGAGATCGCCATGTTGGCGAAGCAGGACCCCGAGCTGGCCGCAGCGGCGCTGGGCCGACTCCTAAACGAGGGGGAGCGGGCCGACCCTGGCTCCGCTCTGGCGTGGGCCAAGACCAGTGCGGCACAGGGACTTCCGGTGGGACAGTTGTTCCTTCGGCACTTGAAGGAGCCGGCCAGTGCGGCTGGCCAAGGAGGCACCAATGGCGGGGCTCGGTAGGCCGGAAATCGTCCCGGAAACGGGGCTGGGTGGGCCTTCGTTGGGGCGGCCGAGCATGGGGTTGGGCCGACCCGGTGGGAATGGGGTCGCCACGAACGCCTATGGGAAAATACAAGGGTTTACCCAATCCGCGTTGGAGGCTTTCCCGGAGATGTTTGGGTTGGAGACCAGCCAGGAAACCCAAGCGTTCCGGGCCGCCAATCCCGTCAGTGGGTTCGTCAGCGAGGTGCTCGGGATGGGGGTCGGCTATGGGGCGGGCGCTAAGGCGCTGTCCATGAGCCCGAAGGCTATGTCCGTGGTCAACGCCGCGCCGAAGTTCTTCGGGCTGGCGGACGCGCCGATTAGGTCGATGGCGACCAAGTGGGCGACCGAGGCCGCGATGTTGGAGACGGGAAGGCTCGCACTCGCCGCCTCGCCTGTGCCTGGCGCGATCTTCGGGAAGGAGAGGGACGAGAGCCTTGGGGAACTGGCCGGTGAGGCCGCTCTCAACGTGGCGTTCGGGGGGGTGCTCGGCGCTGGGGCGGGCGCGCTGAAGGGTGTCCTTGGTCGGGGTCCGCGTATCTCTGACTACGTGCCGGGCGCGCACCCGAGCCAACCCCTAGTGGTCCGGGTGAATGCGTTGGAGGAAGCGGCGGATATGGGCGGCTATGGCGAGGTTCGCTATACGCCCGAACAGCTTCAGTCCATTACCTGGCAACGGGACCAACTCAAGCGGGCCAGCTTGGCGGGGATCGACCCCGCGTATATGCCGGATGGGTCGGTGCGTCTGGGCCGGGAAGAGGGCGGCCGGTTCACCTGGGAGAAGGGAAAGGTGTTCGGCGCGCTGGAGGGGGACGTGACGCCCCGGAGCGGCCGGAACTACGGGGAGGCGATCAATGCCATCATGACCCCGGGGGTCAAGCCGGGCCAGCTTACGGTTACCCGGACGCTCGCGCCAAATAGCCCGGAATACCATGTGGGGTTCCCGACCACTCGGGAGCTGGACGACTTCATGGGGCGGCTGGGGTTGGATCGGGACAAACTCCCCCTGATGGGGCAGGACTTCCGCGCGGTCAAGGTACAGGAAGGGACCGGCGCGAATGCGGGCCAGGGCGACCGCGCCGCCGCTGCGATCGAGAATACGTTTACCGGGCGGCGGCCGGGCACAGTCCGCAGCGGCAACCCCGTTCGCCAGGTGGGCGATGGGTGGCATATGTGGCGGGAGCAGGATGGGCTCTGGGGGTTCGCGAAGAAGGTCAACGGGACCATTGGCGCGCCCAAGGCAGGGGACGAATGGTTCGCGTTTAAGACCCATCAGCCGGACCTGATCGACCCTCGGGCCGCCGCGTTCCGCGAGCTGACTATCAACCGGAGCGCCTATTGGCCGCAGAAGGGTCCGGCCCCGAACATCGGGGAGGAGTTCTTCGACACCGCGAACATGTTCGAGCGGGAGTTTGAGGCGGTCCAGTTCCTCCCCAAAGGAGTCCGACCCACTGCCTCCGCGCTCCGTGCCTTGGGCCGGGACGTCAGCGAGCTGGCGGAGGCGTACCTCGCCCCGACCGCCAACCTAGCCAGCCGAAACAACAAGGCTAACTATGCGGTGAACCTCATCAAGTCCATGACGGACTTCGAAGAGGGTCGGGTTTCCGCCATCATGGACGGCGCCCGTGCTGCCATCGCCAACCGGAACGCGCCGCTGTGGCGTCAGGTGGTCACCCTGAACGAGCCGAGCGGGGGCGGGCTCCGGGAGTTCTACAAGACCCTCGCGCCTGAGGATTGGGCCAGCGTGCAAGACATCTTGGAAATGGCCCTGCCGTTCGAGAAGCTCCAACAGGTGGCCCTGGACGGGCATGTCACCCCCAAAGCCTTCGAGGTTCTGCGCGGCCTTGAGGATATCAGCCGCGCCAATGTGGCCGCGTTCGAGAAACTCAAGGCGCAAGTGGGGTCGAGCAATGCCGCGCAACTCATCGAAGACTTCAACGCACGAGCCGGTCACTATGGGCTATCTCGCCAGCGTGACGGAGGCTTTTATGCGCTCCTTGACGATGAGCAAACCGGCGAGCTTGCCGGGATCGTTGCCGGAGGGACCGCCCGTGAGGCGCGGGACAATGCCGTTGCACTGATCGCGAGGGAGGCGAAGAAGACCGGCCGACCCTTGAAGCTGGGTGGGGTCGGCACGGACATCTTCGAAGACGCGGGGATGGTTACGAGGTATCAGGCGGCGGTCAGGAAGCCCGGGTTCCTCAAGGAACGCGGAGAGCTGCTTGGATATGACTTGATGAAACAGCCGTTGGACGCCGAACGGTTCGCCGGGTTGGTGGAGCGGAACCTCAAGGCCCGGGAACGGCTGAAGACTAATGTCGTTCTCCAGGAGAAGCTGTGGGACGTGCTGACGCGGTTGCGGAACGAGGACCCTCTGGCGGCGACCGCGGTGGAGAAGCGCCTCGCGATCCTTCAGGGGGACGAGGGCGACTTTGCCCGGTTCCAGAACACTGCGCTGGACAAGGCGCTTGGGGGTATCCTCGGGAAGGACAGTGCGAGCACGATCGTTCGCACGGCGCAGCAGACCCTCAACGCATTCCAATTCGGGTTCGGGAACCTGAGCCACTACGTCCTCAATGCGGTGACGATGTTCCAGACGATGTTCCCGGAGGCCAGCTTCCTCCTACGAACCGCTGGGAAGGACACGAGTAACTACATCACCGTGCCGCTGACGGACGGGGGCGGCCGGATTGTGGACAGCGTGGGGGTTCTCTCCGACGTCAAGCTGTTCTCAAACTCCCTCAAGAACGTGATGCGGAATGAGAAGGACCTCGACCCGGAGTTCCGGGACCTCCTCCAGTTCGCCATCCAGGAGAAGCTGATCTCGCCGCGATATGCGGAGGAACACTTCGGCTCCACGGGGACGATTGTCAAGGACCTTCGGGGCGCGTTTCAGGATGGGCGAAGCTTCGTCCGGTGGGCGGGAGCGGCGAACGAAATCCTCTTGGCCAAGAGTGAGGAGTTCAACCGCTTGGTAGGGGTGAGCACCGCCTACGAACTCACCAAGGCGCTGGGGATCAAGGACGCCTACCGGATGCAGCGGTTCACCCGCGAATTCCTGGCCAAGACGGCGTTCAACTACTCCACGGTGGACCGGCCGACCATCTTCACCACGCCGGTCGGGAGCCTCATGGGCACGTTCAAGACGTGGTCCTTCCACTACATGGCGAATATGGCGAAGTATGCGGGCGGAGGGAGGGACACGTTGGCTCCTCTGCTGTGGCAGACGGCAGCCACTGCGGCCCTGGGCGGAGGGGCGGCCCTCCCCCTCCTGAAACCGATGGCGGATGGGTTCTCCAAATGGGCCACCGATAAGTCCTTCATGGACACTTTGTACAATGATGTGTTCCCGGATAATGAGTGGGTTGCGGATGGGGTGATGTACGGGTTGCCGGGCACGCTGGGGTTGAGTCTAGCCGCACAGGCGAGTAGCCCGGGGAGTGACCCGGAGCGGGACGCCTCGATGCTGTTTGGGTTCGCGGTGTACGACCGGATGCGGGCGTTCGGGCGGACGGCCGGCGACGCCATCACCGCGTATAAGGCCACGGGGGTCAGCCCCTGGGAGGATGCGGGGATACGCGATGGGATGGCCCGAGCCCTGGCCCCACGGACGGTCTATCGAGCCATGAGTGCCGGGGAGGACAACGCTATTCGGAGCCTCAACAGCGGCTATCGGGTGGTGGACAATGTTAGTATGGGGTCCAGCCTGTTGTACGCGATGGGGTTCAATCCGGTGGATTTGGATAAGAGCTATGCCGCCTATGAGGACGTGCGGAAGGACCAGAACCGCAAGCGCGAGACGGTGACCGAGATGGGTCGCCAGATGGCGGAGGCTTGGGAAGCCGGCGATAACCAGGCGGCGACGACAATCTTCACCCGGGCGATGGCAATGGGGATCGACACGTCGAGTGTCCTCCGGAGCGCCAAGGCGCGGGCGGAACGGAGCGAGGTGACGCAGCTGGACTTCGCGGTGGGTCGGGACAGAAGCGGGGAGGCCGCCGCAGAGTGGGCCTTCGCGGTGGATTAGGAGATGGCGGAATGCATTTGGGCATAAGCAATGAATGGGTTAAGGCGCTCCTCGCCTTGGCCATGGTCGCGACGATCCTCCTGATCATCGGGGCAATCCTCTTCTTCCGGGCGGTCGTGCCGGAACCTATGATGGACGCGTTCCTACTGATCGTAGGTGCGCTGCTGACCCGGCTCAGTGATGCCTACGGGTATTACTTCGGGGACAATGCCGAGGCGGCCCAGAAGAACCGGACTATCAACACGTTGGCGGAGGCACAATCCGCGCCCTTGACCACGACAACGACGACGACAATGGAGCGGACTGATGGCACTGACGAACGAGCAGAAGACGCAAGAGCTTATCCGGTTGCTGGGAGAAGCGCAAGAACGCCTTACTTCGGCGCAGGTGTTGATGGCGACCAACCCGGTGCAACCGGACCCGCCGACGGTGCCGACCCCACCCACGCCGGTCTCAGCCCCGGCGACAAGCCTCCGCCTCCCGGCGAAGTTCTTTGACTACGTCAAGGCCAAGCCGCCTCTGGGGCCGACCCTAACCCAGGCGGAGGTGGACGGGTGTAACCGGATCATCAACGCTTGTGGAAAGGCGAGGTTCCCGATATCTTGGGCCGCGTATTGTCTTGCCACTTCCTACCATGAGACGGCGGGTACTATGTCCCCCATCCGAGAATACGGTAAGGGAAGGGGGAAGAAGTACGGGGTTCCGGGCAGGCACGGGGATCAGGTGCCTTACGGGCGGGGAGACGTGCAGCTCACCTGGGCCAGTAACTACGAGAAGATGGATGCGGCGCTGGGGCTCGGGGGCCGCCTCCTGGCCGACTATGACCTCGCCCTGGACCCGGTGATCAGCGCCGACATTATGGTGGCCGGGATGCGCGATGGGATATTCACCGGGGTTGGGTTGGGGAAATTCCTCCCTACCCGGCTTGGGTCCTTCGAACAGTTCAAGGACGCCCGACGCATCGTCAACGGCACGGACAAGGATGCGCTGATCGCCGGGTATGCGGCGGTGTTCCAGCAAGGCCTGATTGAAGGAGACTACAAATGAAGTGGACGCAGGAGCTGATGTTCAGGGCGATCGTGGCGGGGCTGCTTGTGGCCCTGTTCGCGTTCGCCGTGTGGTTCGTGGTGATACGGCCGGGCCAGGCGGAGGAACGGGCGAGGCGCGCCTCGGTGGAGGCGGAGGAAGCTAAGGGCCAAGCCGCTGCGGCCGAGGATGCGGCGGGGGTTATCATCGGCAACGCCCAGGACGGGCTGGATACACGAAAGAAGGTGGACGCAGATGTCAAAGACCTACACGACATTGAGGATGAGCAGCGCGGCGCTCTTGCTGTTGCTCGCATGTGCATGTACGACAGCGCCAAGGACGACCCTCGCTGCGTTCAACTGCGCCGAGAACGTTCCCGAGGCGTGGAGGGCGGGCGTCCCTAGCGCGCCCATGCCTGACCCGGAGGGTCCGAGGGTCGACTGGCAGGAGTTTGGTATTCGACAGACGGGCCAGTTGGACCTAGCCAACGGACGGACCCGGGACACCATCTCCATCGTGGAGAAGTGTAACGCGCGGGAGGCGGAGGTCGCCAAGGCCCTCGCGCCCCGCACCTTCTGGCAACAGCTTACTCCGTGGCGGGAGTAGGCCATGCCTCGGGGGAAAATTGAGCCGACGGTCCCTCCGTTCCTGTGCGGGTTCTCGGCGGCTCTTGTGTTCTTGTCGGGGATCGCCATTGCGTTCATCATTGCGGCGGGGGTGTTGGATTTTCTCCGCCATGGCCGCCTTTAGTCCGATTTGATTTGGCCGAAGTTCGGGAGGGGTTTGTACTTGGCGTCCGAGCCGGAGGTTCCTGCCATCCGCGCCCAGAGGCCCGAGTTCAGCCCCGACTCGATTAGGCCGGGGATGAGGCGGGCGGCGACTTTGTCCTTGAGGAAGGACCAGAGCACCACCGAGGGGAACGGGCGCTTGGCGTCCTTCGGTTGAGCGGACCACATGGCCCAGAGGTGCATGTGCAGCTCCCGGAGAATTTCCCCGTCCTCGTGGACTACCATTTCTTTGAAGATTTCCGGCATGGCGGACTCGGCGTGCTCTAGCCACCGCAGGCCCCGGAGGAAGTCGCCCTCTTCGATGCGGACCCTCTCGTCGCTGAGGGCGCTGATCATCGCCAGCTTCGAGACGTGGAGGAAGCGCCGGGCGGTGTATTCGAGGAGCTTGGCGTGGGTCGGGACCGGCGCATAGCCCTTGGCCTGCCAGGCTTGGAAGGCGGCCACCGCTTCGGGGGTCCAGCGCATCCGGCCCTTGAGGGAGCCAATCCGCGACAGTTGGCGGACCAGTCCATCATCCCACTCTTGCCGCTCCGCCAAGTCTTCGTTGAAGAACTGGACCATCTGTTGTTCGGCGGAATACACCAGGATCATCCGGGACATGAAGCCCTGGCCCCAGGTCTCCTTGACTGTCGAGCCGAGGTTCTTGGTGGCGGTGCCGGCGATCATGGACACGGAGGGGCGGATGATCGGGCCGGCGGACTTGGTGGTACGCTTGAGTTCGTCGTTCTCCGGCGGGTTGTCGAAGAGGTCGGTGAGGATGCCGGTTAGAGCGCCGTCATACGCGGACATGAAGTTGGAGAGTTCGCGGACCACGATCGCCATGTAGTGGTATTCGACGGGGACCGCGTTCGGGCCGAGGATCAGAACGTCGCCGCAACCCTTGAGGGCGTCGAGGAGGGATTGCTTGGACACGTCATTCGGGGCGAGGCGGGCGGTCTTGGACTTCCGGAGGTGCAGGGACATGGGGACGATAGCTTCAGTCTTCCCGGTGCCCGGCGGGCCGACCAGCCAGACGAAGAGGTTTGGGTAGATGGGACGGCCCCCCAGCAGCTCGGTCCAGACCCGGCGACGGACGGCGGACCCGACCGCGAAGATCGCGGACCACAGCTTGAAGATGTCGGGGGTCGGGGTGCCTTCCATCCAGGCGATGTGCCTCTCGATGAAGCCGCCCTGGCCGTCACTTCCCGAACCCGGAGGGCAGTCCGAGGTAATGGGTGGGGTCGGGCCGAGCGGGGTCGCATCGACGTCGGGCGTCGCTTCCGGGTCCGGCGTAGTCACGGAGGCCGTCGGGGTTTCCGTCATCGAAGAAGTCCTTACGCTTGTCTTGTTTGGCCCAATTCCACCCGGTCTTGAACTCCAGGGGAAGGGCGAGGTGTCGGGTTTCGCTGAGGCCGGTGTCGGGGTCGACACGGGTCAGCGGGAGGGTCATGGTCATCAGCTCGCGGACCTTGGCGAGTACCGTGTCTTCGAGAGCCTCGGGGTATTGGAATAGGATGGAGTCGTGGTTCTGGAGGAGGAGTTGGCAGGCGGCGGTCCAGGGGCGGTGGGCGACCTTTCCGCCTTTCATCCCGTAGTCCCACACCCGGTAGAGCATACAGTTCAGGAGTTCCCCGATGGTGGATTGGGGGACGTGGGCGATGGCTTCGCGCTGGACGGTGTCTTCGGAGGTGCGCTTGAAGAAGAACCGGATGCGGCCCAAGGGGGTGATCAGGCAGGAGGTGGTTTGGAGTTGGCGGATGGTGGCGGCGTGCCACTGGCGGATAGCCGGGAAGGCGCGGAAGTACCGGCGCTGGAACTCTTCCACGACGGCAACCTCGATGCCGATCATTCCGGCGATGCCGAGGGGCGGGCCGTAGTAGTTGGACCCATGCCCAATCCGCTTCGCGAGGTCCCGCATGGACAGGTGGCGGTAGAACTTACGGTCGGCGATGACCCGGCAAGCGGCTAGGTCTCCGACGAAAGCACCGAGGCTATGATCCCAACCCCCCACTTCCTCAAAATGTTCCGGGTACGCCATGGTACAAACGATTGTATGTAGGTCACCGGACTCACAAGCTCGCCAATAGGTATCATCGCCTGTGGCAAGCCAAGTAAGTCCCGCAACCAAACGGGACTCCGCTTGCTCAAGGTCGGGTGTCCCCAGCTTATAGCCAGCATCTGCGCAGGCCATGCGTCGCATAGACTCTGTAATGTTCTGGAGGTTAGTGCCGGACCCCCATACATTGCTACTCGATGACCATCGCCCCGTAACCGTGCCGACGACGTTATAGCTACAACGGAGCCGTCCGTCAGCTGAAATACCACTGTTAACCACCCCGAGTTTCTTGGTGTATTCGCGGATGTTCGTGATGAGGGTGACGAAGGGTTTGGCGAGGTGGACGGAGGTGACATGGCGATCCCATGGGCTGATGGCGGGACCCTTGTTCTTCCACTGAGCAAGCTTCTCTAGGGCTTTGTGGTCGCACGAGGGGGTTTTCTTCTTGCCCTCGGGGGTCTTGCGGAGGGCGTACTGGACCGGGGCTCCGAGCGCGATGTAGAAGAAGGCTAGGAGTTGCTTGCTGGAGTTGGCATTCAACCCTCGGCCCCACACCGCGTGGGCCAGTTCGTCCAGCAGGGCTTGGCAGCGGTCCCTGGCGGCGTTGAGCCTCGCCCGCTCTCGGCTGCGTTGGAGAGGGTTGACCCAAATGCCGCGAAGCATCATGTCCAGGGCCGGACCTTGCATGGCACGGACGAAGTTGTAGGAGGTGGAGGCGCGGGCGACCTCGGGCAGGAGGGCGTCGAAGATGGCTCGGGTGCCGCACACGTCGTAGCCGTTGTATATCCAAAGTCGGGTGTTAGGGTCGGCTAGGAGTGGGCTGGACGAGTCGAGGTTCGCGGTATGGAGGATGCGGGCCATCAGTTAGGCGGTGCCGAAGTCTGTGTTGGGGCTGACCCCGGCTGCGGCCAGAGCTTCGCCGAAGGCCTGGACCGCACCCAGTTCGTCGCGAAGGGACTCCAACGCAGTGATGAGAGCAAGGACCGCCGGCAAGCTGTGCCGAACGTCTTCCCCATTGGCGGTCCAGTCGCAGAGGTGGGCGATGGCTTGGTATTGGCAGGAGACACAGGCGCAGGGGGAGTGTTCGCGGAGCATGGACACCAACGCGCCGCCGATGGAGTAGCCGACCTTTTGGCAGATGGCGTTCTTGGCCTCGGTTAGGGGGTCGCGGTCGTCGGGAGAGTTAGCGGACATGGGCGAGGGCTCCATAGGCCTTGCGGGCGGCGATGCCGGCCAGCTCGTCCACCCGTTCGTGGACGTGGTTCCGGGCGGCGCGGTTGGCGAAGGCGAGGTGGGCTTTGACGTGGCGGACATAGATGGAACGGTAGGGGTGGCGAGACAGGAGGCCGGTCAGGTGGACGATGGCTTGGGCTTGGGCCGGGCTAACGGTCGGGCAGGTCCGACCTACCGGGGCGCCTCGATAGTGGCGCGAACGGAAGTGATAGTTGAAGACACCGGCGGCATGGAGGCTGTCGGATTGGATCAGGACGACTTCGTTGGGAGCGATCATGCCGCGGCGGAAGGCGAAGTCAAGGCTGTTGGTGATGGCGAAGAACTCGGCGTCGTTGGAGGAGGCGACGGGGACCCGTCCCTGCCCGGAGGTGTAGTGACGGGTTCGGTCGGTGATGATGGCACAGGCCCAACCCCAGGCTTCGCGGCCGGGCTGGAGGACCGATGCGTCACAGATGATGTTGGCTACGCTCATTGGCGGGCTCCGAGTTCCTTCGCCGCTGTGTCAAGGCGAGCCTTCAATCCGTTGATGCGATCCTGGGCGACCTCGACATGGTGGAGACGAGCCCAAGGTTCGGTCGCCCGGTCAGCGTCCGCGAGGTCCTTGTGGATGTTATCGGCGATCATCCGGGCTTGGCTGATGGGTTCCCAGGCGGGCTTGGTGCGGTCGGTGGCGGTCATGGGCTAGGCGTCCTTCTTCAAGTCGTCGGCGAACTTCTGGCCCCGCTTGCCGCCGAACTGTTTCCAGCTCTGGGTGTTGAGGTAGATCGAGCCCAGGAAGCCGAGGCTCTTGTCCATCTCCGGGTACATTGAGTGGTGCATCAACATACAGTCGTGGGTCGAATTGGTTGCGAAGATGCCATGCTTGATTAGGTACTGGATATCATACAATCCGTTCTGCCAGACTAACTGAAGGTCCTTCCGGTCTTCGAGGATGCGCTTGACCCAGAGCCAAGCGGCGCGTTCGTGGGCGAAGGACGGCCAGTAGTTGCCAGTGTAGAGAGTACGTCGACTATCGCCTTTTCCCACGGTGACAGGGTCCGTCCTAAAAGGAATGACCAAACCTCGGCGGGCAGTTTCGCCGACACCAAAGCCGATACAGGTAATCTCGCCATTGGCTGTCTCGACGTCAGGTGCCACGACAGAACCCGGGGGTATATGGAGCCTCTCAAATTCGTGGAGGTCGGGAAGCTCGGGCTCCAGCCAGAGTTCGAAGTTGTCATAGCGGAACTCCGGGTAGGCCGACTCTCGCTTGGCTTTGGCCAGGTCGGCGATGGCTATGGGCCGCCACTGCCAGGTGCGGAGGATCGCGGCCGGGTGCCAGGTGGGGACTACCTTGTAGGGTACGCTTGTGACAGAACGATGGACCACGCCCCGCAGGTTGCCGATGCCAGTGTCGCCAAGCAGAGCCCAGCAAGCAGTAGCGCCAAGAGCGATAACCACGTTTGGTTGGGCTGCGGCAAGCTCCTCGCGTAGCCTAGCACCTTCAGCCAGCAGATCAGGCCGTAGGTAGAAGTTCCCGCCGTGAGTAACCATAGGACCAATATGAATGGGGTAGTCACTGGGGAGGTCCTCCTTGCGGACGCAGAGCGAGGCGAGGTTGTTGTCGGCGGGGCGGACGGACAGGACGTTCGTCAGCAGACACTCGGAGCGGTCGATGCCGGCCTGGGCGAGTTGGGAGGTCAGCTCCTGGCCGGACATACCGACGAAGGGCGCGCCCGCCCAAACCTCATCCTGGCCCGGGGCTTCGCCAACGATCGCTATACGGCAAGGGCCGGGTCGGCCGGTGGGCCAGGACGGAGGGACGCGGGACATGGGCGGGCCTTAGGGACGGTGGCCGGTGTATTGTTGGCGGGCGCGTTCGAGGTTGTTGGACTGGCGCGCAAGGCCGGGAATGTTACCGTCGCCGGCGGGCGGGAGGTCCTTGCTCTCGTAGGCGAGGTTGAAGTTGTTGGCCGCTGCGTTGAGGCGGGCCGCTAGGTCCTGGGCGTTGAGCTGGGAGTACCAGCGGTGGCGGCGGAGCGCGTTGACCACAGCGCCGGCTTCGTGGGCGAGGTTGAAGGCACGGGCCACGATGGAGGCGGTGCCGTTGAGGCGGGTGTTCAGCCGGGCCACTTGGTCGGCGAGGGAGTCGCGGGCGTTGGTGAGGAGGCGAACCTCCTCTTGCAAGTCCTTGATGGTCTTGTCCTTCTCCGCCATGGCGAGGACGTGGTCCGCTTCGATCTGGCCCAGGACGTTCTGTTGGGCCTCCTGTTGGGCGGCGGCGATCGTGGCGGTGGACTTGCGGCGGGACTGGGGCGAGGTGGTATTCACCATATTCTTGTCCAGCTCGTCTAAGACGGAGGGAAGCTTGCGCTTGGTCATGATGGGTTCCTTTAGGCGGGGTTGGGTTAGGTGGAAGCGTGAGGCAAGCCGTCTCACGATGGGCTTCATCCCTCCGCGAAGGGAGCTTAACCACCCCACGCTTCCATGTAACTCAACGGGAAGAAGGGGAGGGACCGAAGCCCCTCCCCGCAGTCCGTAGGTGCCGGCGCCGACTTAGGCGGCAGGGAGAACCTTGGAGATCGACTCCGTCAGTTCGGAGTTCGGGTTGTCCTTGTCCCGGCGCCGATGTTCCACGAGCAGGAGGACGGGCAGACCCTTGGCCGGATCGAGGTATTGGCCAAACGGGGCGGCCGGGTCCATTTCCTGGCCGGTCGCTTCGAGGGTCTTCCGGATGTCGTCCTGGCCGAAGTCCTCCGCCAGCATGTAGAAGTTCGACAGCTTCTTGTTGCCGACCCCGTTCTCCGGGAGTTGGTCCGGCGGGACGTCCTCGCCGGCGGCGACCAAAGCGAAGTCGATGACCAACATGGGCTTGTTCGAGGCGGACTCTTTGGTGGTCCAATTCTTGAAGGTCGCGTGGTAGTGGCCCGGGGGAAGCAGGATGCGCTTCATCTCCCCCACGGGCTTGGAGAGGTATTCGGAAAAGTCAACGTTGGACATGCGTGTTCCTTACACGGTTGGGGCGGGGGCGGGATTGCCCGTCGCCGGGGTGGGAGCGGGAGCCCCCGGTGGTGGGGTTGCAGGCTTCGCCCCGGAGGGGAGAGACCGCAAGTCCCGCACGAGTTCGGCCATGCCGGTAGCCAGAGGGTACCGATCCTTGACCGCGCCAGGGTTGGAGTTGCGGAGCTGCAACTGGCCCTGGGGTTTGGTGAAAATCCAGCGCTGGGTGCCGGGGCCTTCGCCGAGGGTTCCGACCTGGATGATGTTGTTGAAGTACCGCCCGATTTCCTGGGGGAGCTTCTGGCCCAGGGCGTTGGGGAGGGCTTCGAGTTCTTTGGGCTTGCCGGTCTTGTCATCCTTGCCGCTTTCCAAGTCGCCGATGTAGCGAATGTGGGTGATGGCGCAGACGTTCGCGGTCACCGCCTCGTCGTTTATCATCTCGAGGATCAGGGAGAGGCGACCGATCGCCTCGCCGTAGTCTTCGAAGGACAGGCGCTTGTTGAGGCGGCCGCCCTGTTGGGCCGCGTACCGGAGGGCACACTCGCACAGGGCGGAGACGGAGTCGATGATGAGCCAGTCCTTGGGACCCCAGGACATGAGGCCGCCGAACCCATCGCCCCAATCGTTGAGTTTGCGGCCCAACTCTTGGAAGGCGGTAGGTATGCCGGTCACCCAGGGCACGCCGTTGATCTGGCCGATCTTGTCCCGGAAGGAGTAGTATTGGATGCGGGACAGGAGTTCGTCGGCGTTGGGTCGGCGGGCTTTGGTGGCCGGGTCGTAGGTGGCCACGTTGACGAGGGTCCCGAAGTTTGCGCCGTCGTAGTTGAGGACGAACAGGCGGGCTTCCGGGTCGTCGAGGAGGATCGAGATGAGCCCACCGGTTTTGCCGGTGCCTGGCTTGCCGACGAGGAGCATCTTGATTGAGGTGGTGGGGAAGGCACTAGCTGCTGGCATTAGACGGACTTTCCCCCGGGAGCGTCCCGGGCTTCGCGCTTGTGGTCCTCGCGGGTGGCGTTGTAGGCTAGCTTCTCCGCCACGGCGGCGTCGAGGTCCCAGCCCATGTAGCCTGCGAGGTCGAAGATACGGATGAGCTGGTCGCCGCATTCAACCTCCGCCATGGTGCGGTGAGGCAGATGGTTGTCGGGCAGGGACTTGCGGAACCCTTCAAGACCCTCGGACACCTCGCTGTGGATCAAGGCCAGTTTGGTGGGGACGAGGTACTTGTCGGGGATGCAGCCGCCGTAACGGATGGAGTCGTCCCACCAACCCACCGCCACGTTGTGGGCGTGGATGTCCTGGGCGTAGTCGTTGAGGGTCGGGCCGGTTGTGGCTGGGCGGAACTTGGCCATGGGTCAGTCCTCCTCGCCGAGGTCATCGAGGCCCAGGTCGTCGAAGGTGTCGTCGTCGGGGTCCTCGTCGTCCTCCATGTCTTCGAGGTCTGGGTCGAAGTCGTCGTCATCGAGGGAGTTGTCGTCGGTGAGGTCCTCGGAGCAGGGGTCACCGGGAAGCGGAAGGCCGGGCAGGTCGGGGGTCATGGCAGGAGGGTCCTTGGGTTGGGGGTTAGGTGCGGGCGGAGATGACGGCTTGGATGACCTCGAAGAAGTCGCGGTAGGGGGCGAGGGCACGGATGGCACGGGTGAGGCTGTCGATCTTGGTGGTGTATTCGGTGTTGATGCCCTCCAGCTCGGTGACTTGGCGCTGGGCTTCGACCATAGCCTTCTCGTTGGCGCGGCGGTGGGACTCCTTGGCATTGACTTGTTCCGTCAATTGGTCGATGACCTTGAGGCAGTTCTCGTGGAGGGTCGTCTTGTCGGCAAGGGCAGCCTCGGCCGTCTCGGCCCGGGTGCGCATGGTGAAGAAAGCCAGCTCCCAGTTGGTTACGTGGCCGCCCGTGTCCAGCCCCGTCTCACCGCTGGCAAGGCGAACCCCTACCTCCATCCGGGGTTCGGTGCGGCCCGCCCGTGGGGGCGACCGTTCGTCGGGGGCGTAGGTCGGTTTGCGGTAGGGGCAGCCGAAGCTGTGCGGGTTATCCGCACGCGCGTTGCAGAAGAGGCAGTGGGTCATGCTGGAGGGTCCGTGGCGAGGGGTTGGCCGGTGACGGCGGAGAGGAGGGGCGGGGCGTTGGCGGCGCGGTTCTCGACATACAGGCGCTGTTTGGCGTCCTGTATCCTCCGCCACGCGGTGAGGCAGTTCGGGCAGGCGGTGGTGCCTTCGACCCACACCGCTGTGTGGAGGCAGAACAGGCGCTCGTCCCGGAGGTCGGCCTCGGGGGGCAGGCCCAGGAGGCGGTCAACGGTCGTGCCCAAGGCGGCGGCGATTGCGGCCGCGCCGATCAGGCTGGGGGTCACCGAGCTGCACAGGATGTTGCGGATGGTACTGTCGTTGATGGAGGTTTCGGCCGACAGTTTCTTGGTGGACCAGCCGCGTTGGGCCATGAGAGCGCGGACGTTGGCGACGTAGGTGTCGGCCAGGGCCACAGCCTCGGGGCTGGATAGGTAGGAGATGCCGGAAGTGCGGGGCATTAGCGGGGGTCCTCAGTGGAGGGCGGAGGCTCAGGGTTCGCCGCCACGAAATTGCGGACGTTGGCGGTGATGTCGTGGGCGGCGACGGAGCGGATGCTGTGGTGGGGGAAGGATTTGAGGAACTGGTCCACCGACTCACCCATAGCTTCGTTCTTGCCGGCGAAGCCTCCGTGGTAAGCGTAGGTCTTAATGTCGAGGCCATAGCCTACGATA